GCACAGGGTTCAAAATATTTTTTATCTTTACTGAAATTCACAATTTCAAATAATTTATCAAGTGCAACTTCTGGTGTTGAATACAAATCTGAATAGTCTTTGCTCTTATTTCTCTTAGAGTTTGGTGATGCCACTATTTATCCTCTTCAAAAGGTGATTCGAACAAATTATCTTGCTTCATCAACTCACTCAAACTTAGATCTTGTGGATTAATAATTTTATATCGTGATTTCTCTTCTTGGCTGCGATTATAGTTTTTCTCGCTAATACCATTAACGCCCTCATAGTCGGGTACATCAAACGGCAAATCTGTAACTACTTTCTTGCTTTCAGCTTGAAGCATTTCTACGACAACATTAAATTCTTTGCCTGTCTTAGGGTCTTTAGCATTTACATCAAGTACATCATGATTCTTATAGATACTTTTGTAAGGATAATCACTTCGTAGTTGTCCTTGGAAAATAGTTGTTTCACGAACATGCATCGGACTATGGCGATAACGGACTAGAACACCTTCTACACAGTCAAATTTCTTTGAAACATCAAAACCAATTACATGTAGAGCAGCCATTAGGTGATTTTTATTGTTATCTACATCAAGTTCAGGGAGTGATCGAAGAAAGTCAATAGTAACAGACTTATATTTATCTTCAGGGGACAGGTTTGAAATTGATTGATTCATTAATACTCTCCTTTGTTAAGATAGCAACCTACAACTTTTTATGATTACTATCTTTTGTTATTTTGTTTGTATGATTATAATGATTTAAATTAGAAAGTCAAGTTATATTTTAATTAACTACCAAACATGGAGTTCACTAATAACTTTCAAATCTTCTTCGGTATATTCTACATTAAATTTAGAATTAATCGTATTCAAAAACGACTCTTTGTTGTTATTAACTTCTTTTAGATTGCTTCCGTCTACAATAAAGTACCAATAGTCTGTACCGCCATAACAACCATTTCCTGCTTTTTCGTAAGTAATACCTAGATATTCCATACAAGCATATGGGTCTTCGTCCCACTCTTCTTCTGTAAAATATTCCAGCTCAATTGCTTTGTATTGTAAATCATCATTAAATTCAACACCGATTCCGCCAACTGCATTGTAATCAACACCCATAAACTTCTCCTTTATTTAATTCTTTTCAAAACATTAATTGTAAAATGTGTATCTGATTTTTCATCATAACATTGTTTGATTCTTGTACCTTTATCAAAATCTTTGACCATCTTATCAATTGTCTTATCAGTCAAGAATTTATTTGCTTCTGGATAACTCTTTTCAATTTGTGTCCAATGAATTTCATCTACATAGTCAATAAACGCTTCATAAATTTGAGACCCACCAATAAGCCAAGACTCTTTACAACACACTGATGTATCTTGTACAGCATTTTCCCACAACGGATAAACTAAACACGTATTCGTATCCAATCGTTTAAATCTGTCCTTAATAGACATTTCTTGGTTTGTAAGTACCATGTTATATCTATCTTTTAATCCAAAAGGTGAGTTCAAAGATTCAAATGTCTTTCTACCCATTATAACAAAACTAGACTTCAGTGTTTTCTCTTTAAAGTATTTCATATCTTCTGGTAGGTGCCACAATAATTTATTATCAATACCGATTTCAAAATTACTACCTGTTGCTACAATCATTTTAAGACTCATACACTCTCCTTATTTAAGTATTACTCGCTAAAAGGGAATACAATCTTTCCTTGGTGCTCGTAACCAGTAAGGGTATAGTAGTCTTTGGCAACATGATTGTCAATCAAAATGTCCTCGAAAGTTTTAATATTGTCTGTAAATTCAAACTTTGGTTTAATCTTCAATGGTTTACGTGTCAATTGCTGTTCTTTCAAGATTTCTAACTGATCTTCGTAAATATGAGAATTCACAATATGATGTGTCGCACGACCAAATTTAAAACCTGTTATATGACACATAAGTTTCAATAAGAACCAGACTTGAATCATGTTAAATGATAAACCTAGTGGAACATCACAACTTCGCTGATAACTTGTTAAATACAGTTTGTCATTAATAATTGTAAAATGATGTTGCATCAAACAAGGGCGAAGGCAACCTTTATCGAAATCAGCAGGATTCCAGAACGTGATAATTTCCCCGCGATCATCTTTTCCTGAAATCAAATCATCAACAACTTTCTTGATTAAATTAACCCCATTAAAGTCTTTGGCTGTCGCGCCATAGACTCGCCCCATATCGTTTTCACCTTTACGACTAGGATTATCTAACCAAGCTTTTGTTTGATTCGCATTAGCATACCAAGTCTTTGTCCCAATACGGTCAAATTCTGAAGCATCTGTATAACCTCTGAGATACCCAATAATCTCAGCAATTGCACTGTTGACTGCAACTTGTTTTGTTGTCAACACTGGAATATCTTCAGAATAATACATTGTTGTATTTGGAATAGTCAAACAACGTTTTCCAGTACGTTCATTACATACCCATTCCCCAAATTCGATAATTTGTTCACATAATTTTAGATATTGTTTCTCTGGACTCACCTAACCTCCTAACCATGCATTATTGGTAGAACATGTTGTTCAGCAACATATACCAAATAGTCGCCTTCGGCGTACTTAACGTAGTTAATAGGTTTTTCACCACCTAACCAACTATTGGTAGCCTGAAACCAAACACAAATTTCAGCTTCACTCTTGTTGTAACTTTTCATTAAACTAATTACTTCACCAATCTCACCTTTGTCTGGCAAACCTAAATCTGAGAGTTTTGTTTTTAGATTGTGTTTCTCAGCAAATTCATAAATACTTATAGTTTTAAACTGTTTCATCTTATCCTTACTCCATCAAGGTATATCTGCACGTTGTTTATGTCTGACATTGGGATATTATATATTGTTACTAACTCAATATCAAATTGTTTTCTGCATTTGTTATGTTTAATTGTTGTCTCTACCAGCCTATTCCCTGTTGAATCAATAACAACCAGATACTGTCCTCGTTGTGCGTAGTATTTATTATTTGTCACATGAAATATCTCCTTCATAAACAACCCCGGCATTCCATATATCAAGCATGTCTTGCCACTCTATCAAATTACTACCGCCATCATCAAACTCTACGCAAATTTCGTTACCACAATCTTTACATAATACCCAACCACTCTGATAACAAACACCTCTTATTTCAAGACAACCTGTAGAATCTGTTTCTAGATTATAACTTCCACATTTTATGCATGGTTTTAGTTTATAAATTTCTGCATCTTTGCTCATAAGACTTCTTCAAGGAATTTACCAATACTTTGCCAATTATTGCTGTGAAAGTCAATAGAAACTTCCAGATCTTCACATTGAGTGTATGGTGTGTTGAATTTAATTTTAATAACTTTATCACCAAAAGAATTTAAGAACAGATTACGGTCATCAATCATTACATCAACATTAACAAAATGTTTCTCTTTTGTTGCAATAAAACCAAAGGAATCTTTTGGAATATCAAACCACTCTTTTGCTGCAACTACCTTACTCTTGAAGTGGTTCTGCTGGCAGTGGCTAATAAACACAATTTTGTGCCCTTGCTTTGCAAGATTATTGATAACTTCAACAGCACTTCTATATGGTTTCAGTTTTTGATACAGTGAAGTATCTTTCCAGAAACTAAAGCTTTCTGATTCAGTCAAGTCTGGATAATATCTACCAAGATTATAATCAATTTCTTTCATTACTGCAAATTGTTCTTTTGAAATATAATGATACGACATTGCGTTCAAGTGGTCTATCCAACCTCCTTGTTGAAAGACACAATCAACAACTGTCAAATCAAAATCAATTCCGATTGTGGTCATTAATTTTCACCTTTTTCTTTAATAATACGTATAACAGTGTAGTATATTCTGCTATCTATTTCATCCATTTCTGGTTTTAATTCTAACGCTAGTTCTAATTTTCTCATAATCCATGCAAGATGTGCTTGGTTTTCATCATTAAAGTAACCAAGGTGATCTCTCTTTTTAGTTTTTGGATTACTACATGCACTTTGAAATTTATTAGCTCTCTTGTTCCAATATACACCTATTTTATATTTACCGCGAGATTTATCTCTTCCTAATGTGAATGAATTCAACCATTGTGGAACAAACACACATGTTTCTGGTGAATACTTTTTATTACCAAAAATCAATAGATCTTTATCTAGCTGATAACCCTCTTTGTAATTATCAATATACCACACTCTAAAATTAGAAAACGACAACCATTCATCACAAACAGTAATATCTTCGTAAGTTGGTTGCACTTTATGTCTGTTGTGACTATATGCTCTGGATAGCATACTCTTCCACTCAGAATACACAGGGCACATATTATGCTCTTTCCTTATTCGTACCGCAACAGAGTAATTTGCATCATTTACACCAACACCATGTATTAGTTTTCTAACACCACCCCTATTATCTTTATTATACAGTGGTAAGTTGTGTTCAAACCAATAGGTTAAGTTAATTTTAGTTATGTTTTTAGGGTAACTTGTCATTATCATTATTCTTCACCTCGGTATTCACGAATTTTATTTACACTGTAATCAATTTTGTTGAGTTCGTAGTCAAGACTATTACCCTTCTTTCCTGCACCATTCACTGTTCCCCATGCACGAACAAGAGACTTAAAAGCATTAGAGAAATCAAAATCATTATCGAAAATATCATAAATCAGCATTTCTGTCTTGACATAACCATTTTCTTTAATAAAATCAATTGTTTTCTGGCTAAGTTGTAGATCGTAGTAACTGGATGATTTGCCATCTGATTCAATCGGTTCTTTATTCTGTTTTTCAGCAGCACTTAATGTTTCCTTGGCCCACTTGTGGCGTGAATCTCTATCCAAACCTTGAGGCATTCTGTGGTGTTCCTCTTTTGTAAATTCTGATAGCCGTTCTACATCAGAAATTTTTACACTTCTACTGTACAACTTACAATACCGCCCATGTACAGCATACACACTTTTTCCGCTGAAAACATCTTTACCATAAAGAAGTTGTACCTCATCTTGTACAACAATATTGTCAACCTCAAAAATAAATTCCTTATTTTCATTATGAATATTTCTAGCAACCACTATATCACCTGCTTTATATTCCATATTTCCTCCTTTATAAAACAAAAGCCACCGATTATAATCAAGCGGCTTAAAATAATTATACTTAAGTTATTCTACAATTGCAAGTTGAATTGTCTTAAACTCTTTAACTGAACTCTTACCAATATTATCCTCTGGTTCATGCCACATAACTACTTGTGCAGGTATAGAACTAAAACCAAGAACACCAGAATATTCAGTTGCTGCTGTATCTACTCCAAAATTATACTACTTTATAAATATAATCTACTAATAAATCTAAGATAGTCTTATTAAAATAATACCTCGATCATGAAACTCTAAACATAACTCTAGTTTTCGTACTTTCCATGCATTATGAGCATCATCTTCATTTTTAAACCTACCAAGGTATTCTAGTCTTTTTGTAAATGGGTTTGAACAATAGCTTTCATATACTTTATCACGACTATGGTAATAACTTCCACGTTTATTTGCTTTGTTTTTAACTCTATCTTTAATAAAAACGTTTACTGATTCGGGGATAAACAGACATGTTGTTGGTGAGTATTCGATACCACTAAGTAAGTCTTTATCCAATACCTTATTTTCCCAATCTTGTTTACTCATCCAATCTTTAAATTTTGAAAACACAGCCCAGTCTTCACATACTGTTACTTTTTCATAACTATTTCTTTTACTTAATGCTCTTTTATTATAACACCGCCGGATCATGTCGTACCATCTAGAGTAATAAGGGCACGTATGTACCCTAACCACTTTTCCTTCTGAATAACACATTGTCTGTACTTCATAGTTTGCATCGTTTATACCAAAACCACAAACAGTCTTTATTTTTGTCATTTATTACTCTCTTACGTTTGTCAGTATTGT